TACGGCATGCGGCTTGTGTCGTGGGACAACGCCAAGCCCGGTGATTTCGTCACCTTCAATTGGGACGGTGGCGTGCCCGACCATATCGGCATGCTCGTGGAGCGGTACCCCGACTCGGCCAAGTGCGTGGAGGGCAACACAAGCCCGACCAACGGGCCGGGAATGTCGCAGTCAAACGGCGGCGGCATGTACGTGCGCCACCGTGACCGCTCGCAAATCCAAGCAATCATTCGTTGGACGTAAGGGGTAGCAACGTGAACACGGTTCCTTTTGGGTGGGCGTCGCGTATCGGCACTATTGGGGCAGTCGCCGCGGTGCTCGTGCCGTTTATCCCCGAGCTTGCCGACCAGGCGGCGTCAATTGGCGTGCCGGGCTCGGTGTGGGTGTGGGTCGGTGGCCTGCTTGCCACCGTCGTGGTCATCGGGCGCATGGCGCAGGCCGCCATTAACACCGTCTACGGGCAGCATGAAGGCGGCGAGCTCTACGCCGACGTGCCCGAGGGCGATACCGAGGCATAAGGCGCATGGGGCTGCTTGACGACATACAAGCCGAGTCGACAGCACGGCCCCATGTGTGCAGCGTCGCCAAGGTGCTGGCCGAGCTTGACCCCGCCGAGGCCAAAGAGCTTGAGGCCGCCCTTGGTGACGAGGGCGTGACCCACACCGCCGTTGCGCGAGTGCTTACCCGCCGCGGCTTTGATATGCACGCCAAGCGCGTGGCCAACCACCGAAACGGCGCTTGTGCCTGCGCTTAGTGATGAATTCAACGCCGAGCAGCGCATTGCCGAGCTAGAGCGCACCGCCCGCAACCTTCAACGCCGGCTTGCGCAGGCCAAGGCCAAGACCGCCGACCTGGTTGACGCGGTTTTTGAGGGCGCACGCGAAGCGGCGTTGATTGTCGGGCAGCCCAAGCCCGTCACGCCGCCGAAGCGCGACAAGCGCACCAAGGATGCGGCCGCAGGGCTCTTGCACCTCACCGATTGGCAGCTAGGCAAGGAAACGGCCGATTACTCAACCGAGGTGTGCGAGCGCCGCGTTATGCAGGCCGTTGCCAAGACCATTCGGATAACCGAAGTACAGCGGGCCGACCACCCGGTGCCGGTGTGTCATGTGATGTTCGGCGGCGACCACGTTGAGAACGTCGACACCTACCCGCTGCAAATTGCCGAGACTGACTCAACGATTTTTGAGCAGGTGTTCCGCGCCGCGTCGCTCATGCAAGCGGTCGTCATTAGCCTGCTCGGGAGCTTTGACCGCGTTGAGGTGTGGGAGGTTGCCGGAAACCACGGGCGCATTGGTCGACGCGGGCAGTACCCGGCCGGCGACAATTTCGACCGTATCGCCTGCAAGATTGCCCGCGACCAGCTTGCCGCCCAAGACCGGCTGACCTGGCACGCCCCGAGCGGGTGGCATGAAATCGTCACCATTGGCGAGTACCGGGCGGCGCTCATCCACGGCCACGAAATCAAATCCTTTGGCGGGGGGGTACCTCACTACGGGATACACAAGGCCGCAAACGCATGGGCCTCGGGCGTCATTGAGCCTTTTTCGGACTTGTACCTTGGGCATATGCACCAGGTACTTCAAATGACCTTGAGCAGCGGGCAGGGCCGCGTATTCATGACCGGCTCAACCGAGTCGTCAAGCGAGTACGCACGACAGTGGGTAAAGGCTGCCGGCACCCCGTCGCAACGATTCCACGAGATTGACCCCGAGCGCGGGCGCGTGACGGGTGAATGGGTTTTGTGGCTTGACTGACGGGGGCGGAATCCACGAGGCCATTGCCGCCGAGCTTGGTGACGGTGACTTTCTCGTGCAATGGGTGTACGTGGCTGACGTCATGGCACCCGACGGCACCCGGTCGATTGTGACCGAGGGCGGCGGCGGCCCCGACGGTGGGCCGGCCGCGTGGGTCGTCATGGGCCTGCTGCATGCCGGCGTTGCCATTGCCACTGACCAGCTTATGCACCCCGACGACTACGACCTAGACGAGGATGACTAGAGGTAGTCGATAAGCCCTAGCCACCAATCCGCGCTAATCCCGCTGGCAACCACGAGCTTGCGCAGGGCGTCGTATGACGGCAGCGACCGCCCTTGCTCCCAATTGAAAACGGTTTGCTCGGTCAGCCCCGTCATATCGCTGACCTGGCGTTGGCTAAGGCCGCGCCTATCGCGCCACTCCCGCAATCTCGTGGCAAAGACTTGTTGAGTGCGGCCCCCTCCCCGGTCCCCGTTGTCCGGTGGAGGAATGGCGCTCATGCCGGTTCAGTCCTTCAAAGCCCTTGCCGTGCTTACCACAGCGTTGTTAGGGTTTCCGACCCGGCTACTCCCCAAATGGCTAGGTATTGCCATGGCAAACGTCACCGATAATCTCACCGACAACCAGCGTGAGGCCGTACTTGAGGTCGCACGGGCTATGTGCGTGGCCGCTGCGAGGCTGCACGCGACCGACCACGTTGCTTTGGCGCTAGGGGAATCGGCCCGCCGATATCGGGAGATTGCAACGCCCCGTCAAGAGGCTCAACCGCCGCGTCAACAAGGCGCTGGTTGACGTCAGCGGCTTGGCCTTCGGGCTCAAGCACAATGTCGGCACCGACACGCCGGCCGAGCATTACGTCCATGCTCATGCCGAGAACATCGGCCAGGGCAACGGCGGCGTCAAGCAGCATTGAGCCCTTTTCGCGCTCAATTTGCGCGAGCCAGCTTTCCCCGTAGTCACGGTCGCACTTGGCGGCAACGGCTTGGGCAACCCGCTTTTGCGTAAGCCCGAGCTCTTTGCGCCTGGCCTTGATGCGGGCACCCGTGCCATACGGGATTCGGGACGGTGGCGGCATACCGGGGCATGGTCCCCCTTTGGCGCGTAATCCGCAACCGCACTTTCGTACAGGGGTACGCTTTCCCACGTTTTCCCGCTACGTGCATGGTATTGCGTGGCGCATGACCTTGAGCCGGTCGGAAGTCATGCGGTACGGTGGGCACATCTACTACCCCACGCCAACCAACGTGAGGCAATGCCATGAATCCCACAAAGACACACCGAGGCCGGCCCGCTCCCGATTGGGACGACCGCCTTTACGCCATTTCGGTGTTCATCATCATTGTGTCGTCGCCATGGGTCATTCAGTGGGCGCTTGCGTTGTAGGCGTGACGACCCAACGAGGGCACACATGAGTACGTCACTTGTCAAAGCTGACCAGCGCGACCCGGTCGCACTTGGTCAGGTGCTTAGTCAGTCGGGCTATTTCGCTGACGCCAAGCAGGCCGCCCAAGCCGCGGTCAAGGTCATGGCCGGTGAGGAAGTCGGGCTTGGGCCTGTCGCATCCATGACCGGCATTCACATTGTGCAAGGCAAGGTCACGCTCGGGGCCAACATCATTGCCGCGCTTGTGCGCAGGCACCCCGACTACGACTACGACGTGACCGAGCACACCGACCAGGCGTGCGAAATCCGCTTCACATACAAGGGCAAGCCCGCGGGCACCTCGCGCTTCACCATGGACGACGCGAGCAAGGCGGGGCTTCTCAAGTCACCGACGTGGAAGGCGCACCCGCGCAACATGCTCTTTGCCCGTGCCATGAGCAACGGCGCAAAGTGGTACGCGCCCGACGTGAGCGCAGGCGCACCGCTCTACACACCCGATGAGCTCGGGGCCGAGGTTGACGGCGAAACGCTTGAGGTTGTGGCGCTGCCGCCGCAGGACGTAAGCCACGTCGCCGAGCCGGTTGAGACAACGCCGGAATACGTTGAGCCGATGCTTGAGGAATTGGCCCCGGCCACCGACGACTTTGACGGCAAGGGCGCGTTTATTGACCTTTGCGACGAGTACGGCGACGGCGCGACCAAGGACGCCTTTCGGGCGCTTGGCATCACATCCACCAAGGACGTCACGGCCGAGGCGGTGGCCAAGGTCAAGGCGACGCTTGCGCTCGGCGGCGAGGACGTGGCCGCATGAGCACCACCGTGCAGGACATACGTGAGCGCGAGCGCACCCGCGCAAGTCTCGCTTACCTCATGGCGCTTGACGCGCTTGACGCGGCGCAGGCGCGAGTGGCGGCACTTGCTCACAAGGCAAAGCGTGGCGTCTTTAACGAGCCCATGCACCTGGCCGCGCTTGGAAACCTTGAGCGTGCCGTGTCCGAGCTTCGCCGGGCCGAGCAGCACACCCGCGGCATGGTTGAGGAAGGTGGCCCCGATGCCGCGTGACTACGAAACGCCTGAGGACTACGCCGGCATTGACCATGATGCCGAGGACGCCTTTGACGCCTATGCCGACCGTTGCGGCGACGCTGACCGCGAGGAAGCTGCGCTAAGGCGGTGGGAAGCGGCCCGCGAAATGCCCTTTGAGCACGACGAGCCCGAGCCTGACGACACCATTGCGCACGCCATGTGGTTGCGGCGCGAGGAATACGGCGACCAAGACCCGCCCGACGTGGAGGTTGCAGCATGAGCACGCACGTTGACTTTGGGCTGTCCGACGCCGAGGTTGAGCGCCAAGACGCGGTCACCGCTGGCATGGCGGCCGTTGGCCTGCATCACGTATCGGCAACGCAAATCAGCATGTACCGCGACTGTGGCAGGCAATGGGCATACCGCTACGTTGCCGGCCTCAAGTCGCCGCCTGGCGGTGCGCTTGTGGTCGGCTCGGGCGTTCATGCCGCGGCTGAAATCGGCATGCTTGCCAAGCTCAACGGCGGGGGCAACCCGAAGCCCGATGATTCCGCCGCGGCTGCCGCTGACTATGTCGGTGGCGAGTGCGCTGACGGTGACATTGTTCTTGACGACGGCGAGACAGCCGGCGCGCTCAAGGACCGGGCCGCGCTGCTTGCGAGCGCATGGGCAACCGAGGCCGCGCCACACGTTGAGCCCACGGCCGTTGAAGTCGAATTCAATGTGCCCATTGCCGGCGTGCCCGTCATCGGCCGCATGGACGTTGTGACGCCTACGCATGTGGTCGATTGGAAAACCAAGCGCCGCAACAAGCCAAACCGCAACGACGTGGTCAAGTCGGTGCAAACCGAGATTTACGCCCGCGCTGCCAACAAGCCCGTCACATACGTCTACATGGTTGACCAGGCCAAGGGCGTGTCGGTCGTTGACGTGGAGCTTGACGCGGGCGAGTCGGCCGAGGCCAAGAACATGGCCGAATCAACCGTGCGCGGTGTGGCCGAGGGCATGGCGCTTGGCGTGTGGCCGCGCAACCGCTCAACGTGGCGGTGCTCCAAGAAAGCGTGCGGGTACTTTGACCGCTGTATGTCGGGGCGTGACGACGCCATGTTTGCCGAGCTCGCCGCCGAAGCACGGGGGGCGGCGGGGGTGATGTGGTGAGGTCATGGCTCTACGAATCAACAAGCGCGATGGGTCCACGCTGCATGTGTCCTCGTGGGCCGCGTGGCGGGCGTTCTACCCGATGCATGCTCGCCGGCAATGCCCCGCGTGCGGTGGCGAGGGCTGGCAGGAGTGGTTTATTGAGGGTGGCAAGGACGCGCCCGACCGCTGGTTTGCCGAGCAATGCCGCGGGTGCCGAGGGCGCGGGTGGGTGTTTCCATGAGTGACGCCGGCCAGCTGTCACTTGACCAGGCGCTTGCTGTCGTGAGCGACCACGCCGACTACCAATGGGTCAAGCGTGCCCGGCGTGCGGTTGCGCACGTCGCGGAATGCAAGCCCACATTTACCGCCGATGACGTATGGGACGCGCTTGACGCCGAGTACGACGTTGCAACCCACGAGCGCCGAGCCCTTGGCGCGGTCATGCGGTGGGCGACACGCCGCGGCATTTGCCACCCAACAGACGACTACACCCCGAGCCGCCGCCCCGAGTGCCACAAGCGCCCGGTGCGCGTGTGGGCGCGTGGCGAGTCGGGCGAAATCCGGTGGGCTGCCTAGTGACAACCGAAAGGGAATCCATGACCTCCCCCATTGTGGCCGCCGTGCCGCGTGTGGCGCTGACTCCCGAGGAAGCGGCGCGGTCGCTTGGCGTATCGCGCACATTCTTTGACGACCAGGTGCTTCCCGAGCTTGCCCACGTTCGGCGCGGCCGGCGCATCCTCGTGCCGGTCAAGGCGCTTGAGAAGTGGGCCGAAGCGAACATGGGGCGCTAATGGCCGAGTCAAAGAACATTCACGCCGAGGAACGCACCAAAGAGATTCGCAGCCGCGTCAGTGTGCTCGCGTGGAATAACGCCGAAGGCATGCCGTCGTATGCCACTGACGAGGTCGTTGACGATATGCGGTGGCTGCTCAACGAAAACGAGCGCTTACGCGGTGCGCTGCTTATCTACACAGCGGTGAAGCATTGAGCACCCGACGCCACAAGCTTGAGCAGGGCATTGCGGTACGCCATGAAAAGGGTTGCCGCACCTACGGCGGTGGGCGTTGCAATTGCTCACCGAGCTACCAGGCGCGGGCGTGGTCTAATGCTGCCGGCAAGGAAGTGCGCCGCAGCTTCAAGACCAAGGCCGAGGCGAAGGCGTGGCGGGCACGCGCCATGGCGGGACACGTCGACAAGCTAGCCGGTGCCACGAGCTCCCCGGTGCTTGGCGTGCTGGCCGATTGGGTCTTTGACGAGGCCGAGGCCGGCCGCCTGCTTAACCGCTCAGGCGACGCCTTCAAGCCGAGCGTCATTCGGTCGTACCGCTCTACCTACTCGGTGCATATCGGCCCCGCCATTGGCAAGCGCCGCGTGGGCAGCGTGCGCCGCCGTGACGTGCAGGCGGTCGTATCGGATATGACCGCGCAGGGACTAAGCCCGAGCACGGTGCGAAACGCGCTGCTGCCACTTCGCCTTATCTACCGCGTGGCAATCCGCGACGAGCTCGGGGCCGCCACCTCACCCATTGAGGGCGTTGAGCTTCCCGCCGTGCGCGGAAAGCGCGAGCGCATCGCAAGTCCGGTTGAGGCCGCGTCGCTCATTGACGTGTGCGACGACTTTGACCGTGCCATATGGGCCACGGCGTTTTACGGCGGGCTCAGGCGCGGTGAGCTCATGGCGCTAGAGGTCGCAAACGTCGACTTTGACCAGGGCGTGATTCGGGTCATGCAGTCATACGACCCCGGCAGCCGCAAGATGACCGCGCCAAAGAGCCGCGCCGGGATTCGCACGGTGCCCATGGTCAAGGTGCTCAGGCGCGAGCTTGCCGCTCACCTGATGCGCCGCGGCCAGCGCGGGGCGCTTATGTTCGCCCGGCCCGACGGCCGCCCCTTCTCGCCCGAGGCTACGTACAAGCGGTCGCGCAAGCGGTGGGACAACGCCAAGCTCGCGCACATCACAATGCACGAGTGCCGCCATTCTTTCGCAAGCATGATGATTGCGGCCGGCGTCAACGCAAAGACACTTCAAGAAATCGGCGGGTGGTCGTCGATCGCCATTGTGTTTGACCGCTACGGCCACCTGATGCCTGGCGCACGCGAGGAAGCTGCCGGGTTGCTTGAGGCATACCTAGACCGAGAAACGGCGGGCCGCGTGTAGCACTCGCGCACCGACCCGCTCACGAGAAAGAAAACCCCTGCAATGAGCCAATACATTCGTGGTCTTGAAAACCACTGTGCCGAGCAATCGGCACCGGGGGTTCGAATCCCCCCCCCTCCGCTTAACCATGGGAAATCCCGCATAGGCAAAAGGGATGCCGGTCACGGTGTAGAAAGTGACCCGGTAATGCCTCATCCGGTACAGTCATGCCAAGTCACGCCAAGTCGGTGCTTCACTCGCTCACGACTCGCTCACGCATGCCGTGTGACTGTGATTCTTGGTGCGGTTGGTAGTGTTGCGGTTGTGGCGAATCCCGCGATTTCAGCGCCATGCGCAAAGCATGTGGGCGCAGCCAAGGTGGAGTGCGTAAAGGCCAAGCACGAGCGCGACGCTCGGGCCAAGCTGGCCTGGCCGCCGCGCCCGACCTCCGCCGAAATCCGCTCCCGCGTGGGTACGTTCAATTGGGAGAAGGCCCGGCGCGTCGCCATGTGTGAAACGGGCATGCGCCTTGATTGGTACCCGGCTGGCCGCTTTCGCGGCCCGCTTGGCATGTACGTCACAACACAGGACTACGGCAAGCGCGTGACCGGATATTGGTCGCCAACGACGTGGCCCGAGCACGTTGCGATTGCCGTCGCTGCGCACCCGATAACGGGCGGGTGGTCGGGGTGGGGCTGCGGTGGTGCGTGATGCGCGGCATTGAGCGCCCATGTGCGGTGTGCGGTGTGCTTTTTACACACGGCAACCCTGCTTACAAGACGTGTGGAAGCCCGCGGTGCATGAACGCCAACCGTCGCAAGCGGTACGCCGAAAGCTCGCGCCGGCAGACTGAGCGTGCGCGTGAGGTCGCCAGGTGGACGCGGCCCACTCCCCCGCGCCCCGGCGAATTCATTGCCGACACCCACACCCGCCGCAAGATTGTGACGGCATGGGTTTCGGGCCACCGGCTTGAGGGGTGGGACCGCTTCACCCACACGGCCGTTCGGGCAGGCGTGAGCGTGGCAACGGTTATCTCGGTGCTGCGCTCAAGCGGGGCAGCGGCGTGATGTGGGCATGGCTTGTCGCCGCTGCCGTCGTGCTCGTGCTCGTGCTGCGCGAGGTTGGGCGGTCGCGGTGGTGAGCGCCTACGACCTTGGCGGAATTCTTTACGGCGTCGCCTTTGCGTGCGTGCTGCTTTGGCTCGTTTGGCGGTCGCTGTCGTGACCGAACGTGAGTGGCAAAGCGAGGTCGTCAAGGCCGCCCGCCTGCTCGGGTGGACGACCTACCACACCCACGACAGCCGGCGTAGCGAACCAGGGTGGCCCGACCTTGCCCTAGTGCGTGACCGGCTCGTTATGGCCGAGCTCAAGACCGACACCGGGCGTCTATCCGAGGCGCAAGAGCGGTGGCTTGACCTTCTCACCGATGCGGGGATTGAAACCCATGTGTGGCGTCCCCGTGACATTGACGACGTGCTTGCGGTGCTTGGTCGCCGCCGCACGCCGCCCCCACCTAGCGAGGTAGCAGCATGACAACCGAGGAATACGCGGCCCTTGTGCGCCGCACAGTGAAAGACGCGGCCGACGCCCGTGCCTTTTACGCCGATGACCACCAGCTTGCCGATGCGTACCGCTCACTCGGCGAGGACTCGGCCAAGCGGTGCCTTGGCGTTGGCAAGACGCTGTATGAAGTCGACGCCGGCACGCAGCTTTTTGAGCAGCGCGACGTGAGCCAGGCAATCATTGAGTGCCGGCAGGAAGCCCTTGACGTCCCCGCCTACCTCACGCAAATCGGGTGGCACTTCGACGTCGACGCTGACCCCGACATTCGGGAGGGCATTGACCTTGCCGCCCGCATGCTCGTGGTGCTTGACCGCATCTCAGCGCGGGTGAAGTCCGATGCCTAACACCGACGACGTGCGTGCGCTGGTTAACGAGGCGCAGGCCAACGGGATTCGGGAGGGCAACCTTCGGGGCGTGGTCGCGGCCCTTTGCCAGGCAACCCTTACGCTTGCCGACGAGGTTGACCGCTTGAGCTCAGGCGGCGTGTTTGTTCCCGACGACTTCCCGCTTGCCGAGCCCACCGCGGGGGCCGAGTAATGGCCGAGTGGGCACGCATTGACGTGAATTTCCTACGTCACCCGCAGGTATCGCGGCTGTCAACGGCCGGCCAGGTCGGCTACCTCGCAATGATTCTTTACGCCCAAGAGCACGAGACTGACGGGCACATTCCGCGCTCATGCCTCAAGTGGTGCGACGTGAGCCCCAAGCTCGCGGCAGCGATGGAATCCGCGGGGCTTGTGACCAAGACCGCCGACGGCTGGCACATCACGGGTTTTCTCAATTACCAGCGAAGCCGCGAGGAAATGTCCGAGGCGCGCAAGGCCGCGTCAGACAAGGCAAGCCGCGCCGCTCGGGCTCGGTGGGATAAACCCGCCCGCCCTTCACTTGAGGCGGTGAATTAAGCATGCCCCATGCAATGCACCGAGCAATGCTCCAAGCATGCGCCAAGCATGGTGAACACCGATGCTTGAGCTATGCAACAGGACAGTACAGGACACTACGTATAGGGGGGGAGCGCAAAGCCCTACCTATTCCCGTGGTGTGTGTGAGTGTGGAAAGGGGCTTCGTTGAGCGCAATACGTGACGAGGCTGCCGAGCAATTGGCACGCCTTCGGGTGCTTTGGCCGGTTCTAAATCAGCGCCCCGAGCACACACAAGAGATAGTCAAAGCGGTCATTCGGCACGAGCACAAGCTTGCCGTTGACGACGTCGTTGCCGGCTTTTCCAATGCAATTGAAAACGCGCCGACAAACGGTTGGCCGCCTGGCCCGCACGAGGTACTTGACTCAATCTTGAAGGCCGCGCAGACGCGCAAGGCCGCAGGCCACGGCACACACTCACGGCGGGATTTCGGCGGGCTCACCTTCGCAGAGTGGTGGCACACGCTTCCGGCTGATGAGAAGCCTAAGCACGACGCCCTGTACCGGCTGATGCACCGCGAGCCCGAGGACGTCATTGAGTGGGAGGACGCCGCCTAATGGCCAAGTCAAAGCTCACACCGCAGCTGACAAAGCAATTTGCCGAGGCAATTTCCAAGGGCTACACCTACAACCAGGCGTGCGACCTGTTGCACATCGGGAACGCCACCTTCCACGAGTGGGTTGCCCGCGGTGAAGGCACCCACGAGCGGCCGCAGACGCAGGCGCATGCCGACTTTGCCGAGGCCGTAAAAGAGGCCAAGGCTAAGCGCGAAAACCGCTGGCAGGGCGTCATTGAGGAAGCCGCCATTGGCGGCACTTGGCAGGCAGCGGCGTGGCTGCTTGAGCGCACGAACCGCAAGGACTTCGGCCGGCATGAGTCGGTGGAAATGACGGGCAAGGACGGCGGCCCGGTGGAGCAGCGCATTACCGGCGACAAGCAGCGCGAGCAGGTCACCGCGCTCATTGACGAGCTCGCCGCGAGGCGGGCAGGAAAGGAAGCGGCATGAACCAGCGTGCCTTTGACTTTGCATGGGGGCTGCTCACGGGCGTGAGCCTCATTCTCTTGGGCTTTGCCTTTGGTGCCGCGTGGTGAGCGAACGCGATGTTAAGGACTGCCCGCGCTGCGGCTGGACCGCTCCCACGGGTGACCGCTGCGGGGCGTGTGGGTGGGATGTAGACGACGAGTGCCACGAGGCCAAGCACGGCCGGGATTAGGGGGAACGCATGCAGGACGTAAATACCATTACGCTCGTGGGCCGCATGACCAGGCCACCCGAGCGCCGGGGCCAGGTGCTTGCTATGCGCCTTGCCTTCACCGCGTCGCGCAAGGTCAATGACGCTTGGGAGGATGTGCCGCAGTACGTTGATGCCGTGTGCTTTGGCCGCACCGCTGACGCCCTTGAGTCGTTGCTTGACAAGGGCACGCAAGTGGTCGTGCAGGGCCGTCTTGCATGGCGCGAGTGGGAAGCCGGCGACGGCTCAAAGCGCCAGGCGCACGAGATTGCATGTGAGCGCGTGCAGCTTGTCGGTGGCCGCAAGGCTGACGGTGCGGCACCTGTCGCACCCTCACCCGCGCCGGCCGTCGATGACCACTCGGACATTCCCTTTTAATGGGCACCATTCCGATTGACACCCCGCCCGAGCCGCCGCTTGTCGCGCTTGGCATCGCGCTTCGGCAGGCGTTCCAAAGCGGGAGTGACGAGCGCATGCTTGACGTGCTGCTTGACCAGGGGCTTGCGGGCAAGGTGGCCGCGGCGCTCAACGAGGGCAACGACCGCACGCTTACCTTTGCCGCGCCCTACATCGCTGACCTTGCGGTGCGCTTGGGGAGGATTGAGCAGCAGCGGTGACCGTCACCGAGGCACAAGCTCTTGCGGCCGTAGAGCGCCGGCCATGGCTTGGCTGGCGACGCCGTGAGCAAATGCCGCCCGCGGGCGATTGGCGTACCTGGCTCATTCTCGCCGGCCGTGGGTGGGGCAAGACACGCACCGGGGCCGAGTGGGTCATTGACCGCATTGAGGACGGGCACGAGCGCATTGCGCTGATTGGACCGACCGCCGCCGACGTGCGTGACGTCATGGTTGAAGGTGAGTCAGGCATTTTGGCCGTGTGCCCTGCCGACCTTGACGCCAATTACGAGCCGTCAAAGCGCCGCGTCACCTTCTCCACGGGCGCGATATGCACCACGTATTCGGCTGATGAACCCGACCGCTTGCGTGGGCCGCAGCATGACGCCGCATGGGCTGACGAGCTTGCGGCATGGCGCTACCCCGAGGCGTGGGACCAGCTGCAATTCGGGCTTCGCCTTGGCGACGACCCGCGCACAATCGTCACCACGACGCCACGCCCCACCAAGGAAATACGCGAGCTCGTGGGCTCGGCCACCACCGTGGTCACCCGTGGGTCGACATTTGACAACGCCGACAACCTCGCACCCGCGTTCCTTGAGCGCATCCTTGCCAAGTACGAAGGCACACGCCTTGGCCGGCAGGAGCTTTACGCCGAGATACTTGACGACGTGCCAGGTGCGCTTTGGTCACGCGCCATGCTTGAGCACGCCGTTACCGCCTGCCCCTGCCCTGTCCCCGACACCGAGCGGCTTGTTGTCGCCATTGACCCCGCGGTGACCTCGGGCGAGGATTCGGACTCAACGGGCATTGTCGTCGCGGGCAGGTTTGACAAGTCAGCGGTGGTGCTTGCCGACCTTACGTGCCGGCTGTCACCGGACGGGTGGGCCAAGCGGGCGGTTGAGGCGTACCACGAGTATCAGGCCGACCGGATTGTGGCCGAGGCCAACCAGGGCGGCGACCTCGTCAAGACCGTGCTTCGCACCGTCGACCCCACCGTTCCGGTCAAGCTCGTGCATGCGACGAGGGGCAAGCGCGTGCGTGCCGAGCCCGTGGCGGCGCTGTATGAACAGCTGCGCGTGTTTCACACGGCGGTATTTCCCGAGCTTGAGGACGAGCTTGTGACGTGGACGCCCGATAGCCCGCACTCCCCCGACCGCCTTGACGCGCTTGTGTGGGCGCTCACCGACCTTGACCTAAGCCGGCCGGCGCGGGTGCGCGGGATTACTGCGCCGAGGTTTTGACGCCGGCTACAAGCCGCTCAAGCTGCGCAAGCGGGCAGTAGCGCCAATGGTCTTGCCCGGCGTTGCGGCGGTAGCTTGCCCACCCCACGCCGCCACCAATTGACTCAACGCGGATTGACTGACCGCTTGGCAGCGTTGCGGTAAATCGCTGCTCACCGTCGGGCATCACCCCACCACTTACGGCAAGGTCATTCTCAACCGCCAGGGCGGAAGCACGGCCAATGACCGCGGCCACCCTGGCGTCGTTGCGTGCGTTGCGCTTCACGCTGCGACCAGGGTGCCGTGGTCAAAGTCAAACGTGAGGTCTACGCGCTTGATGACGTCAGCCGGCGTCCACACAACGGTTTCACGCTGCACGGCCGTGGCTGTCTCGCGCTCCCACGTATCGCCGTGCTTGGTCACTCGGGTGCCAACGCAAATGTCGCCGTCGCGCTCAACCTTGACGTACTTGACCGAGCGCGTGCCGTCGCCGTTGGCAAGCGTGAGCTTGGCGTAAGTGCTCACGCGCCCACCCCCTCAACACCCTGCCAGTACGCGCCGAGCTCGTCGCCGGGGCTCATGCCGTAGGACGTCAGCACCACCCAACAGTCGTCGACGTCGCCGCCGTGGTTGATGACCTCAAGGACGATGAGCCGCCCCTTGTAGGCGTAGTCGTAGCGGCCCGTAGCCTCAAAGCCCTCGGGCAGCCACTTGCAAAGGTGAGCAAGCGCCTTGTCGGGCGTCTTGGTCATCATGGAAACGGTGAAGGTGTGGGTGGCGGCGGTGCTCATTGCAAGTCCCCTTTCGGGTGGTTGGTTGGTAAAGCGCACTTTACGCTACCCACCACCAATGTCAAGCACGCTTGACCAACCTTTACAATTGGCCTGGCGCGGGATTCGCCGGCCCCCTCGGGGGTATCGGGTGGCACGTCCAACCACACCGCACCGCGCCCGAGGGGGCCACCGCGGGGGGAATCCCTGCCCGCCACGGTGCGAGTACTCTACCGCATCGCAATGTGCCGGTGCGCTTTCCCCCGTAGCGAGGTCTAAAGTCCTACCTCGTGGATATTTCCGCCTACCTCGCGGCGACTATCGACGCCGACCGCGAGCGCCACCGTCGTATTCACCGCGCTTGGGAGCTCTACCGGGGCAACATGCCCAAGCCCCTGCGCGTGTTGCCAGGCGAGCCCGACGACAACATTCGGCTGAACATGGCCGGCCTTGTGGTTGACACAGGCGTTGACGCGCTCTTTGGGCAGGACATTCGCGTGCAGGTCGAAACCGACGACACCGTTGACGAGCTTGCCACGGCGTACTTGTACGACGTGTTTGAAGTCAACCGGGAAATGCTGCTTTGGCAGGCGGCCGCCACTAACGGCGCAGTCGCCGGCCACGCGGCCATTCGCATTGTGCCCGCCCCCGAGGGCTCACCCGTCGGTACCCCTCCCCGCCTGCTTGTCGTTGACCCCGAAATGCTGCGCGTGGTGTGGGAACCCGATGACGTCGGCACCGTCCTTGCCTACGTCCTGCAATGGCTTGCGATGGACGACCGCGGCAAGGAAGTCGCCAAGCGCCAGGTGATACAGCGCGACGGCAGCCAATGGATGATTGTCGATCAAATATCGGCCGACACACAGGGCACTCGTTGGACGACGCTTAAGGAAACGCCCTGGCGCTTCGGGTGGGCACCGATTGTCGATTGCCAAAACCTCCCCGAGCCCAACGCCTACTTCGGCCGTCCGGATATCACCGACGACGTGCTTGAGACACAGCTTGCGCTCAACCGCGTCATGAGCAACGCGGCCCGTGTGCAGCGAATCCACGGCCACCCCAAGGTCGTTGCCAAGGGCGTGGGTGACGGCGACCTTGACGTTGGGCCAGACGAAGCCATTGTGCTGCCCGACACTGACAGTGAGATTTCGCTGCTTGAGCCGCGGGCAACGGTCGCTGACCACATTCAGCTTTTCAACACCGTGAAGGCGGCCCTTCACGAGATTTCCCGCGTGCCCGAGATTACGGCCGGGAACCTTGAGGGCATCGGCAACCTTTCGGGGCTTGCGCTCAAGATTCTCTATGGCCCGCTTGTGCGAAAGACCGAGGTAAAGCGCCGGCTGTACGGCAGCCTCATCACCGAGCTTTCCTCACGGGTGTGTGAGCTCGGCGGGCTTGGGCCCGGCCTGTACTGCGAAGTGAAGTGGCCCGAGATAATCCCGAGCGACCCGCTCATTGAGGCGACCGCCGCCGAGGCGTTGCAGCGTGCCGGCGTGAGTCAGTCGACCACGCTTGCCGAAATGGGCTACGACCCCATGAGCGAGTCCGAGCAGCGGGCGACCGAGCAGACTGACCTTGGCTCGGCGCTTCTCACCGCGTTTGACCGGGGGGCCGGCGCGACCGGCTGACCTAGCGGCCGGTGGCAAATCTCTACGACCAGGCGCAGGAATTTCGCGCCGCCCTTTTGCGCGACGAGCGCCGCGCCGCCCGTCAAATGTTCGACGTCTACGGCGCAGCCTTTCGCCGCATCGTGCGTGAGCGGGAAAGCGTCCTTGCTGCAATCGCGCAAAGCCGCAATGCAGGCGTCCCCGACACCGACATTCCCGCGCTGCTCTACCGCGAAGGCCGCTTGCAAGTGCTCCAAAGCAAGGTGGTCACCGAGCTCACCCGCTTTGCCGAGCAGGCTGACGTCATTGTGGGCGGTGCCATTGACCTTGCGCGTGTGGCCGGCGACGAGCACGCCGCCGCGCTCATGCAGCTGGCATTGCCTGAAGGCATCACCGTTGCCCCATCGGGGGACGTCGACCCCGCCACGGGTGCGCCGCGCATCACGCCCGTGGTGCCCGAGGAAGTGGGCCTAGCCCGCGGCGCAGCGCAGCAAATCGGTGCGTTCACCCAAACCAACGCGCCCGTGGGTCAGCTATTCGCGCAATTCGGACCCGAGGCCGCCAAGACCTTGACCGATGCGATTACCTCGGGCGTGATCGCCGGCAAGAACCCGCGTGTCATTGCCCGCGACATGCGCCAGGCGCTTGGCGGCAGCCTCACCCGTGCGCTCACCATCGCCCGCACCGAAACCTTGCGTGCCTACCGCGAGGCGTCCCGCGCCGCCTACCAAGCCAACGCCGATGTGCTGCAAGGGTGGGTGTGGACCGCTGACCTAAGCAACCGCACTTGCCCGTCATGTTGGGCGCAACATGGGTCGGTGCATCCTCTTGACGAGGTCATGGCAACGCACCCGCGCTGCCGGTGCTCAATGGTCCCCAAAACGAAGTCGTGGCGTGAGCTCGGGTTTGGTGAGCAGCCGGGCGGGCTTGACATTGAGCCGGGGCCGGCCGCCTTCCGCAAGCTTCCCGAAGCCGACCAACGCCGCATACTCGGGCCGTCGAAATACGACGCCTACAAGCGCCGGGAAATCACGCTGCCCGACCTCGTTGCCAAGCGCGAGTCACCGACGTGGGGGCCGTCGACGGGTGAGGCAAGCCTTCGGGTTGCCAAGGACAACGCGGCGCTTCGCAAGGCCGGTGGGGGCACGCCGCCGCCTGCGTTGCCCGACGTTGTGCTTCCCCCGCCGCCGCCAAGCCCGGTCGTCAACCAGCTTGCCGAGGGATTGCTTTCACCGGCCGACACCGTTGACCTATTTACCGCCACCCGTGGCGTCAAGAAAGAAACCCTTGACGACATTAAGCGTGCACTTGACGCCATTGGCGAGGTCGTCCGAGTGCCACCAGGCCAGGCGGCTGACCGCATTTCGGTCAAGTACGTGGGACGCGCCAATTACGCGGGGCAGTACGGCGCACGAGTCAACATCCTCACCCGCGAAGTATTTGACAGCGAGCTTCGCATGGCTGGCAATTTTGACGGGCGTGCCGGCACGTTTGTGCACGAGTACGGGCATTACCTTGATATGGAAATGATGGGCGATGCAACCCGCGGGATTGACGAGGCAAGCGAGCTTTGGGAGTGGTGGCAGGTTGTCAAGGGCTCACGCAATTACGGTGAGATTCGGGCGTCATCTACCCTTGGCGCTCGGCGCAAGGCGTACTTCCTCGGGGCCGACGAGTGCTTTGCCAGGTCGTTTGCGCAGTACATCGCACGAAAGAGCGGGTCGGGGGAAATCCTTGACGATGTATTCAGCGCGTGGCAGGGAACCGAGCGCCGGCACGGCTTCGTGCCACAATGGGACGAAGCAGACTTTGCGCCAATTGAGGCGGCGCTTGACGCTCTATTCCGCAAGCGGGGGTGGCTTCGCTGATGGGCACCGATAGGCTCGGCCCCGGTGACTTCGACGTGCGCGACGAGAACGGCAACCCGCGGCCGTTGCTTTCCGCTGACCGCCTGCAGCCCGACGTGCTTGAGCAATTGCTAGCCGAGGCCAGCGCCGAGGACTAGCTGCGCTCGGCTGCCGGTGCACGGTGGCCCGCGATGATTTGCCCGACGCGCTGCTTGGTGAGGCCGGCCGCGTCACCGATTGCCTCAAGTGTCTCCCCCGCTTCGCGTGCAGCCATGACCGCATCCACAAGCGCGGCGTCAGCGTCATGCTTGCGCTCGGCGGCGCGTGCCTTGGTCGCCGCAGCGCGGGCAACCAGGTCAAGGTGGGCGGTGTGTGTGTTGGTCATGCGGCGTCCTTGCGGTTGGCGTCAGTAAGCATGCGTTCCTCCCACGGCTCGGGTAGTGCGGGCGTGTCCCCCATGCGCCACCCGCAGCGCGGGCATCCGGCACCCGCGTCGGGCGCATCGCAGCATGGGCATGTGCGGTCGTCGGTCATGCGCTGTCCTCGTGGGTGTGCTGCTTGGGCGGTGAGGCGAGCTCCATCATGTGCGCGGCGACGGCATAGCGCAACATCCACACGGGCTTGGGCTGGCCACGCACATGCTCAAGGTTGCATGCGTGCATCAGCCTGAGCACACCGTATGCCTCAATGCGCACCTCGTCGGCTTTTGCATAGTCGTCGGTCATGCGGCTTCGCGCATCTTGGCGCGGTAGTCGCTGGCCTGCTGCCAGCTGTACCCCTGCGCCGCCATGCGCTTTAGCGTGGCGCGCGCCGAGCTAACAAGCCCGCCGCAGCCGTTGGCAATGAATTCGCCGGCCATTTCCCCGGCGTAGTGGTCGGCTCGGCTGTGAAGCTCAAAGGCGTCGGCTTCGCTAAGTGTCACGATGACTTCGCGCTTGGTGCGCTTGAGCTCAACGGGGCTGTCGTCGAAGCAATACGAATGGCGCGTGTCGTCGTAGAACGTGGGCGAAAGCTTAAACGTGTAGGTCATTGGGATTCCTTTTGCTTTGTTGACCTTGTAAAGCGCAGTTTACTACATCGCTCACCGTGTGTCAAGTTCCGTTTACCATGCCGGCCAAAGAATACGCCGGTTTCCCCCGCGCCGCGTGATTGCATACCGCTGCAAGGTTCACCGCATCGGGGGTTACCGCTAACATGACCGACGAAACGGTTGACGAGGGCCAGGCGCCCGACGTCACCGAGCCCATGACGGGCAATGATGTGGCGCAGGACGCCACCCCGCAGGCGCAGGACGCCGCAGGGACCGAGGACCGGGCTTTCTCCGACAAGGCGCTTAAGGAAGCGCGGGCGGAAGCTGCCAAGTACCGCAAGCGCCTTCGGGAGCTTGAGGCGGTGCAGCAGCGACGCGAGGAAGCCGAGCTTACCGAGTCCGAAAGGCAGGCCAAGCGTTTGGCCGAGCTTGAGCAGGCAGTTTTGGAGCGCGACGAGCAGACCCGTCGGCTGGCGCTTGAAAGCGCCGTCGCCATGCGCAGCAACGCGCTTGGCATTGTCGACGCCGAGGTTGCCGTAAAGCTCTTGGACCCCGGCTCGCTTGACTTTGACGAGGCCGGCCGGCCCGACTCGGAAAGCCTTGACCAGGCACTTAGGTCGCTTATCAAGTCCAAGCCGTACCTCAAGACTCAGCCCCCCGCAGCTAGTCCTGCCAATCCGGCCCGAGCCGAGCCGTTGGGTGAAACCGACGAGCAGCGGCGTTCGCGTCTTTTTGGCGGCGGCGGCGGAATGTTTGACCCGAGCACGGCAAGCAGGCTTGGCGGCGGCGTAATTAACCCACAGGAGTAAAGCCGCATGGCATTCACTCAGGTTTCGGACATTCAGAGTCCGACCGACTTTATTCAGAAGGTCTACGAGGACGCGCTTTTTGTTGCGCGTGAGTCCAACCTTATGTCGGGCCTCGTGACCAATTACACCGGGCAGGGCGTGGCCCCCCGCGTGTCGTCCGAGTATTCATCGGCCACCATTTCGGCCGTCAACGACGACGACGACCTTAGCTCGCAGTCCTTCAAGCCCACGGTGCTGTCGACGCTGACGCCCGCCGAGGTGGGTGCTCAGTACCTTATTACCGACCAGCGCCTTGAGTCGGACCCCATGGGCGTGCAGCAGGCCGCCGCCCTTGAGCTTGGCTCGGCCATGGCCACCAAGATTGAGACTGACCTTGTTGGTGGGTTTGCCGGCTTTACGGGCGGCACGGCCGGCACGTCGGGTTCGGTGCTGACGTGGGGCCGTTTCTTTGCCGCCGTCGCGCAGCTGCGGGCGCAGAACGCCCCCGGCCCGTACTACGCGGTGCTGCACCCCTACCAGATTCACGACCTGGCCAAGGAAGCGGCACCGGCTGGCACCAACATGAACGCGCCGAGCTTCGGTGACGAGGTCATGCGTAACCGTTACTTCGGCATGGCTGCGGGCTGCATGATTTTCGAAAGCAGCAACATCGCCGCCGGCACCGCGTCGGTCGCGGGCATTTTCTCGCCCATGGCCCTTGCGCTGGACATTCGCCGCGCACCGCGCCTTGAGCCCGAGCGTGACGCTTCCCGCCGTGCCACCGAGCTCAACCTTTCGGCCGTCTACGCCCACGGCGTGTGGCGTCCGAAGTTCGGTGTGAAGCTGATTTCGACCACCAACACCGCGCCCACTTCGTAGGTAGCGGCTATGGCAAACGAAGTTCAGACACTTGTGCTTGCGGTGGATGCCACCGCCGATGACGTCGTGAGCTTTAAGTGCTCAGACGCGGGCGGTGCAATCACGGTGCTTGAGGCGTATGCGGTTAACCACGCTACGACCTCGGGCACCGCGACCTTCACCCTCGCGCTGCACAAGCGCACCACGGCCGGCACGGTTATCGCCGGCACGGTGGCTGCCGCCATTGGTGGCACCGCTGACCATTGGACCGACACGCTGCCCAAGGCGTTCACCATCGACAGCACCTACCAGGTGGTTGACGACGGCGAGTGCCTTTCGGTGGCGCAGGCTGCCGTTGACGGTGGCAGCCCGACGCGGGCCAAGGTCGTCATTCACTACGTGCAGGGCAAGGCGTAGCGAATGAGCATGGGCGGCAGGGATAGCCGACGGGCGACAAGCGTGAGCCCCCGCACGCTTCCCTGCCGCCTTCTCTTTTTCGGGGCGACCGCATGGGGGCGTGCGTGAGGATTTTGTGGCACTCCAATGCGCCGTGGGCCAGCACCGGCTACGGCGTGCAGACTCAGCTTTTTGCGCCGCGCCTGCGCGACCTCGGGCACGAGGTTGCCATTTCGGCGTTCTACGGCCTTGAGGGCGGAAGCATTGAGTGGGCCGGCATGCCGGTCTACCCCAAGTGCTTTCACCCCTACGGGCTTGACGTCATCGCCAACCACGCCGATGACCACAAGGCCGACATTGTCATCACCCTTGTTGATGCGTGGGTGCTTGATGACCAGGCGATTACCAAGAGCGGTGCCAAGTGGGTGCCCTGGTTCCCGGTCGACCATGACCCGATTCCCGACCCGGTCATTGCCAAGGTGCGCAAGGCGTGGCAGCCGCTTACCTACTCCAAGCATGCGCAAAAGCTTGCCGAGGACGCCGGGCTTGGCGCGATGTACGTGCCCCATGGGGTCGACACCACGACCTATGCCCCCCGCGACAAGGGCAAGGCCAAGCAGGCGTTTGGCATTGACCCCGACACCTTTGTGGTGGGGATTGTGGCGGCCAACAAGGGCACGCCCTCGCGCAAGGCGCTGCCCACGCAATTTGAGGCGTTTGCCCGCTTCCACGAGAAGCACCCCAATTCGGTGCTTTACCTGCACTCGCACACCGGCCCCCAAATGGAAGGGTTAGACCTCGTTTCGGTGCTGCACAAGGTCGGCGTTCCCGAGTCGGCCGTAAAGGTGTGCAACGAGTACATGAACCTCATGGGGTACGACCCCATGCTTATGGCCGCGCTCTACAACGCAATGGACGTGCTTTGTAGCGCGACCATGGGTGAGGGCTTTGGCGTCCCCATCATTGAGGCGCAGGCGTGCGGCACCCCCGTGATTGTGACCGGGGCGACCGCCATGCCCGAGCTTGTAGGCGGCGGGTGGGTCGTTGACGACTTTGAGCGCGTGTTTACGCCCATGAACGCCTATCAGTACATGCCGAGCGTGGCCGGCGTCACCGACGCCCTTGAGAAGGCGTACCAGGCACGCGGCGACAAGAACATTGCCCTTGCCTGCCGCGCCATGGCCGAGCCGTACGACGCCGACGCCGTCACCGCAAAGTATTGGAAGCCCGCCCTTGAGGTGATGCACGCTCGGCTTTTTGCCGACAAGAGTGACGACGCGCCGGCCGTGGAGGTCATCGCGGCGTGACGGTGTCGGTTGTCATTCCCACTATCAAGGGGCGCGAAGGGCTTTGCGACCGCACGGTTGCGGCCTTCCGCGCATCGACTGACGCCGATTTGCAGCTAATCGTTGTGCGCGAGCGCATGACCATCGGCAAGGCGTGGAATGACGGTGCTGAGGCCGCCACGGGTGACTACCTCATGCTTGCCGCTGATGACGTGATGCCGCACCCCGGTTGGCTTGAGGCCGCAACCGAGGCCGCTGACGCCGGCTACTACCCCGCCCCGCGCATCGACACCGATGACGGCCAGGTGCTTGCGACCGGCTCAATGGGCGGCGGCTGGTTGCTGACCGGCTGCGCCGATTACGCGCCGGTTGCCTCGTCGCAATTCCCGTTCATGCGCAGCTACGTGTGGCGCGAGCTCGGGCCGAGCCTTGAAATTCATTACTTCGCTGACGACTACCTTGCCGCCCGGGCTCGTGCGCTTGGGCTTACGGTGGTGTACCGCGAGGGCTACCGGCTCACCCACCTTGAGGGCACCCACGGCCGTGACGAAATGGTGCGACGGTCCATGACCGACCGCTTGGCCTTTGAACAGTCAATGACGACCGGCGAGTGGGCAAAGGTGGCCGCATGAGCCCGCGGGTGCTGATTACCGGCGCGGCGGGGTTCATGGGCAGCCACCTTGCCGACCGCTACGCATCGCTTGGGTGGGACGTGGTCGCGCTGGACAACCTCACCGGCCATGTGGTGTCGGTCACCCATCCGAGCTTTCACACCTTTCTTGTGGGCGACGCCCGTGCCCTTGAGGCCAAGCATGTGGCAAGCGTGGATTTGGTCATTCACGCGGCAAGCCCGGTGGGTGCGGCGGGCATCCTGCCCATGCAGGGCACCGTTGCCGGCCAAATCGTTTCCGCCGCGCAGCGTGTGGCCGATGCGTGCGTGATTGCCGGTGTGCCGGTGGTGCATATCTCCACGAGTGAGGTCTACGGCATCACGGGCCGCGCAAGCGAGGTTGACCCCTGCACCGTGCCTGCCCGCTACTCGGCCCGGCTTGAGTACCAGGCGGGAAAGATTGCCGCCGAGCAGGTCTTTGGCGCGTCGATTGCCCGCGGCCTTCGCGCCGTGCAAATCCGCCCGTGGAACATGGCCGGCCCGCGTGAGGCGCGTGAGAAGGGGTTTGTCATGCCGCGCATGGTCAGCCAGGCGCTTGCCGGCGAGCCAATCACCGTCTTTGAGGGCGGCAGCCAGGAACGCGCATTTACCTCGGTATGGGACGTGTGCCGGTTCATCACCGACTACCTGCCCGAGGACTTTGACGAGTGGCGCGGGCAGCCCTACAACGTGGGTGCCGAGCACAACCGCACCACTATCAACCAGCTTGCCGCGCTCGTGCGCGAGGTCACCGAATCAGACTCGCCCATTGTCCACACCTCGGGCAAGCGCGTCTTTGGCGAGCGATATGAGGAAGCCTCAGCCGGCACCAAGCTTCCCGATTCCGGCCGCGCCCGCGACCTTGGTTGGACCCCCGAGGACGACCTCACCGCAATCGTCGCCCGCACCGCTGCTGAACACCTTGCCCCCGAGGAAGTGGCCGCATGAGTCGTGCAGGAATGGCAACCCTTATCAATCGCGTGCGCACGCTGACCTATGCCGGCACCGCCGAATACACCCGCGGCACGGTGTCCTATTGGTCAGACGACCACATTGAGGAAATCCTTGACCGCCACCGCATCGACCTGGTGCGGCACAAGCTCATGAGCGAGCCGACCTATACGGGTGGCGGCTCGGTCGTCTACACCCGCCAGCGGTCGGCATACGGCAACCTTGAGCAGGGCACCGCGCTTTATGTGGAGGATTCAGTAGGCGACGACCGCGGCACCGCGCTTTGGTCGGCCGACTACCAGCTTGGAATTTTTGAATTCACGAGCGACCAGCGCGGCACGGCGCTCTACCTCACCGCCAGGTCATACGACCCCTACGGCGCGGCCGGCGAATTGCTTGAGGAATGGGCCGCGTCCGAGGCGAGGTCGTTTGACTTCTCCACCGACGGCCAAAACTTCGCCCGCAGCCAAAAGGCGGAAGGCTTGCGCGAGCAGGCGCGCATTATGCGAAAGCGCGCCAGGCTCAAGGTCAAGAGCTTGAGGACAAACAGCTAAGTGCTTTCGGCCGCTGAGCTCACGTCGCTTCGCTCCACGCTCACGGCGTCGCTGCCGGGCACGGTCAGCGTGACCCGCGCCACGCTTGCAAGCGACGGCATGGGCGGCTCAACCGAAACGTGGGCGGCTGTCGTGGGGGCAGCCGCCCGCGTGTCCCCGTCGATTTCCGGCGAGGACCGCATTGTTGGTGGCAAGGACGTGAGCGAAGCGCCGTGGACGGTGACTTTGCCGCAGGGCACCAACGTGACGGTGCGCGACCGCATTACCACCCCCACAATGACGCTTGAGGTGGTTGCCACCTCGGGCGCACGCTCGTTTGACACATGCGTGCGCTGCGCATGCGTGGAGGTGCGCTAATGGGTTACGGCAAGGGCAAGGGCGGTCGCAAGGGCGGCCGAGGCGGCCGGGGCAAGTAGCTCGGTGCCCATCATCTACAACAGGCTTCCAAAGGTCGCTGCCGCGGTGCGCCCGTCGGTGTCGGCGGCGCTTGCCAAGACCGCATATGACACCGAAACGCTGGCGAAATTCAATGCGCCCGTGGACACCGGCAACCTCAAGAACAGCATTATGGCCGAGCAGGAACGCCATGACACCTGGCGCGTCTATGCCAACGCCGATTACGCCATATACGTGGAGCTCGGGCACCAGCGGCGGGGCGGCGGGCATCAGCCGGGGCGCTTTTACCTGAACAACGCCCTTGCGCAGACGTGGGGCGACTTCACCCGCGTGCTATCGGGAGCACTTGGCCTGTGAGCGCCGCGACCGCTACGGCCCTGTACGGCCGGCTGACCGCAGGCACCACGCTCACCGCGCTTGGCTGCACGGGCGTGCACTACGGCGTTGCGCCCGAAGGCAGCGCCTACCCCTACGTGACCATTGCGCTGGTAAGCGCGGCTGACTCGCGGGTGTTCGGTGCCAAGGCCACGACCCGCGAGCAATGGGCGGTGCAGGCGTGGGACCAGGGGGCAAGCCACAAGCGGTGCAAGCAGCTTGTCGACGCGGTCGACACCTTGCTTGACGAGTACGACCTTACCGTGGGGGCAGGTACGGCGATGTGCTGCCGGCGCATTGGGGAGCTTCCCGATTTGTCCGAGGAATCAAAGGGCGTGGTCTACCGGCAGGCCGGCGCACGTTACGAATTAGAGGTACGCGCATGAGCGAGAAGTTTAGGGCGCTCGTTGGCCTTGATTACCCGCCCGGCAAGCGTGCCGAGCCGGGTGACGTGGTTGGCGACCTGCCCGATTCATCGGTGAAGTGGCTTCGCAAGCAGGGGCTTATTGAGCCCGCGGGCGCGGCCCCCTCCCCCACCCCCAAGGACGGTGACAAGTGAGCCCGAGCTTTATTCACGGCAAGGACGCGGTCGTTTATCAGGACGGCAACGACCTCACCGGCTACCTGCGGTCGCTGTCGAATTCCGCCGAGGTCGAAACGGCCGAGTCGACGACCTTTGCCGACGACGACAAGACCTACGTGCCCGGCCTGGCTGACGCCACGCTTTCGGCCGAGGGCCTTTTTGACGCCACCTTTGACGGCGAGCTTTCGACCATTACCGGCTCGGGCACCAAGAGCGTGTGGAGCGTGTATCCGGCCGGCGACGCGGTCGGGACGCCTGGCCGCGGATACTCGCTGGACGTCACTTCGGCCGAGCGCACCGCGGAAATCGGTGACGTGGTCATGGTGAGCATTGAGGGGCAGTCCTCAGTGGGCACCGAGCCAATCCTTTCCCACCACGCGCTTGCGCAGCGCACCGCGTCGGGCACCGCAACCGTCGTGGACGGCGCGGCGAGCTCAAGCAATGGCGGGGTGGGCTACCTGCATGCGACGGCCGCAAGCGGCACCGTCGTGGTCAAGGTGCAGCACTCAAGCGATAACAGCACCTACGCCGACCTCGTCACCCTCGGGACCATTACGGCTTCGGCCAGGTCTTTTCGCACGACGGCTGCGGGCGCAGTCAACCGCTACACGCGGCTTGTTTACACAATCACGAGCGGCACGGCGACTTTCGTTGCCGGCTTTGGCCGCGGTTAGGAGATAGCTAGTGCCGACGTTTTTTCATGGTAAGGACGCCGCCGTTTACGTCACTGACAGTGGCGGGAGCGAGCGCAACCTCACCGAGTACGCCACTTCGGTGGGCCTTCCGGTTGAGGTGGAAACCGCCGAGGTGTCCACGCTTGGCGACGACGACAAGGTGTACGTCACCGGCCTGCGCGACCGCACCATTTCCATTGAAGGCAAGTGGGACGCCACCGTTGACGGCTACCTGTCGGGGCTGCTTGGCGGCACCGCTCGCGGGTGGAAGGTGTTTCCGGCTGGCTCGGCTGCCGGCCGCCCGTTTTACTCGGGCTCGGCCATTCTCACCAGCTACGAGGTGACGGCCGAGATTGGTGACGCGGTCATGTGGTCGGCCGAGTGGCAGAACAGCGGTGCCGTGACCAGGGGCACCGTGTAATGGCGGCCTCGGGGGCGAAGGGCAAGGGCTCGGGGGCACCCTTGCCGGTGCTGGATGCCGGCGACCTTCTCGCAAAGCAGACGTTGCGAGAGGAATACGTCGACGTGCCCGAATGGGGTTGCCGCGTGAAGGTGCGCGAGCTTTCCATGGGGGCGTACCAGCAGGTGCAGGAAAAGGCATCCAACAACCGCGGCGAGATTGACCAGGGCCGCCTTTCGGCGTACTTGGTCATTGCCGGGATTGTTGAGCCCGACCTTGGCGACGACGCCTACGAATGGGTGCGCGGTCAGTCCATGCGGGCAATTAACCGCATCCTTGACCGCATCCTTGAGCTGTCGGGCCTTGGGGCCGGCGCACTTGAGGATGCTGAGGCCATGTTTCTTGAAACAGCCGGGGAGAACGTGGAGGTTCCGGCTAGCGCGTGACCTTGGCATGACCGTTGCCGAGCTTGACCAGCGCATGAGCCGCCGCGAAATGACCGAATGGCAGGCGTTCTACGCATGGGAAGCCGAAATGAAACGGCAGGCCGAGCGTGAGGCAGCACGACAGCGAAAGGGCTAAGTGGCTACCGAGGTAGGCGCGGCATATGTTGAGCTAAGCGCACGCACACAGGCGCTTGAGGCGGGCCTTGCGCGGGCCAACGCCAAGCTTGTGGCCTTCTCCAAGCAGGCTGACGGCACATCAGCCCGTGGCTCGGCTGCCCTGTCGGCAATGGGACGCGGGGCGAAGCTCGCGGGCCTTGCGGTTGCGGGTGGCCTTGCCCTTGCGGTCAAGTCGGCGGCGAGCTTTGACAGCCAAATGAGCCAGGTCAAGGCCGTGACCAACGCCACGGCCAAGCAAATGGACGCGCTCAGGTCGTCGGCGCTTAAGGTGAGCGCATCGGCGCAGGGCTTTGGCTACACCGCCAAGGAAGTGGCGCAGGCGCAGACCGAGCTTGGTAAGGCCGGCCTTTCGGTCGCGCAAATCATGGGCGGGGGCATGCGCTCGGCGCTCACGCTTGCCAAGGCCGGCAATTTGCAGCTGGCCGATGCCGCGGCCTACACGGCCAACGCCATGGCGCAATTCAACATGGCGGGAAGCCAGGCCGGGCAGGTTGCCGACGCCATGGCAACGGCCGCCAACGCAACCACGGCCGACGTCGGTGACTTCGGCATGGCGCTTGTGCAGACGGGTGCGGCTGCCCGCTCGGCCGGCATGAGCTTCAACGCGACCATGACGGCGCTGACGGCCCTTGCCAAGTCGGGCGTCAAGGGCTCGGACGCCGGTACGTCGCTCAAGACGTCGCTTATTCAGCTGATTAAGCCGACGACCAAGCAGCAGGAAGCGGCGAAGGCTGCCGGGATTTCGTTCCTTGACCAAAACAAGGAAATGCGCTCGCTGTCCGATATCTCGGCGCAGCTGATTACCAAGACCGCAAAGATGACCCAAGCGCAGCGCACCGCGCTTTTTGCGACTCTTGCGGGCACCGACGGCGTGCGCACCCTGCTCGCGCTCTACAACGCCGGCCCGGCGACGCTTGACAAGTATTCGGCGCAGCTTGGCAAGGCAGGCACCGCCACCAGCATGGCCGCCACCATGAATGACAACGCCGCGGGCCGCTTCAAGCAGCTTATGGCCACGTTGCAGGCGGCCGGCATCCAAATAGGCCAGGCACTACTTCCGCCGCTGGTTGCCATGGCGCAGGCATTTGCCGCAGTCATCGGCAAGGTGACGGCGTTCAAGCCCATTGCCTACGCTGCCGCCGCCGCGATTGGGGTACTGCTTGCGGCCATGGCCGTCAACAAGGTCATTGCCTTTGGCGGCGCGATTGCCGAGGCCGCAAGCCATGTGGCAAAGCTTGGTGCGGCAAAGGCCGCCGTTGGCGCGTTTGGCACCGCCATGGAAGCCGGCGCGACCAAGGGCGGGGCGCTCAAGGCGGCCCTCAGCGCCTTCGGCACCGCGCTTCCCTTCGGCCCCCTTGGCGTGCTTGCGGGTGCTGCCGCTGCCGGTGCGGCCGGGCTCTTGCTCTTTGGCCGCAACACCGATTCGGCTGCCGCCCGCCAGGCGTTCTTTGCGCAGTCGTCAAACACCGCCACCGCAGCAATCAACGGCGTCACCGCGGCGCTCAATGGGCAAATCAGCGCCATGATGGGGCTCAATCAATCGAACATGAGCGCCGCGCAGTCGCGCACCGCCGCGACCGCTGCCGAGAGGGCGTACAACAGCGCCCTTAGCGCCGGCAAGGGGCCGGGCGAGTCGGCGGCTCAGTACGTGCAGCGCCTTGACGGGCTCAGGCGAAACATGGTGCGCACTTCGCAGCAAGCGACCATGGCAGAGCAGGCCAACGTCAACCAGGTCAACAAAAGCCGCATGAGCGTTGACCAAATGGTTGCGTCAACGTCCAAGGCCACCAACGAGCAGCAAAAGCACATCAACAACCTGCGCCAAGGGCTTATGGCACAGAATCAATGGACGATGTCAAGCCGCGAGCGCGAAAAGCTTGCGCTGGATATCACCGCGGCCGAGGGCAAGCTTGGGCAAATGGAAGCCAAGCGGCCCGGCGTCATTCGCAACACCATTGCCGCGTTGCAGCAATACAAGAAAGACGTCAGGGCGTCGGCAGCCTCAGACGGTGAGAAGGCCGCAGCGGTCAAGGCGGCTGACGACGGGATTGCCAAGCTCAAGACACAGCTGCAAAACGTCGGCAAGGTCAAGGTTGACCCCAAGGTAAAGGTGGCAACCGACGAGCCGCAGCGGCGCATTAACGAGCTTCGTCAGTCCATGGGGCTTATCAAAGACAAGAGCGCCACCGTCACCGTCACGGTGATTGAAAACAAGCGCGTTGGCAAGTACGCGGGCGGATATGTCACGGGCTTTGCCTCGGGCGGAACGGTGCGCGGCCCGGCCGGGCGCGACAAGGTGCCCGCAATGCTGACCGCGGGTGAGGTGGTGCTTAACGACCGCCAGCAGCGCCTTGTCAACGGCGGCATGAGCATCGACGACGCGCTCAGGCGCACGGGCGCGGCCTTTGCCAAGGGCAAGGGGCGCAAGGGCGGAAGCGGCAAGCCCAAGCGCAAGCCCAAGGAATCCGACGCGGCCTACCAGGCGCGTGTTTCCAAGTGGGAGCAGGCCAACGACAAGGTCAAGACCGCAGCGGGTGGGGTCGGGCAGGCGCTAAGCACCGTGGCCCTCAAGCAATTTGACGACAAGAGCGCAAAGGGCCTGGCCGACCTTCAGCGGCAATCGCAAGGCCGCATGGACACCATTTCGCGCACCTACCAGGGCGGCGTGGTCAAGGTCGGTGACTCGTGGCAGCGCATCACCGGGAGCATTGAGCAGGCCGATAAGGACCAGGCTTCGGCGCTTAAGGACATTGAGGATAGGTACTCGGGCCTGTTCACCGCGCTTGACAAGCAGTTTGCGACCAAGGGTGCCGAGCTCAAGGCCAAGTTTGACGCGCTCACGCCGGCCGAGCAGGCGCTTAAGGACTTGCAGGACGCGGCCTCGCAGACTGACCTTGCCGGTGCGCTCTCAGACGCCCAAGGCAAGCTGACCGAGGCGCGTGACTTCGGTGACCCGGCCGCGATTGCCGCCGCTGAGAAGGCCGTTCGTGACGCTGAACGCAACATGCGTATTGCCGAGCTCACCAAGACAGCCGAGGCCGAGCGGGCGCAGCGTGAAACCGACCGCGCTGCCGAGGAAGCCGCAATGCAGGCCGACTACGACACCAAAAAGGCGGCGCTCCAAACGGCGCTTGACGGTGAGCTTGAGGCCAAGCGGGTGGCCGGCGAAACGGCCCGCATGATTCTTGAAGCGCAAATGGCCGAGCAGCAGGCCATTGAGGCCAATCGCCTTGCCGAGGATTCCGCCGCCTACGACACCGCCCGCGCCAACGAGCGCGTCAAGCTTGAGGCCAGGCTTGCCGCCATGACCGCGCACTTTGAGGCGGTGCGCACTATGAGCATTGGCAAGACCAAGGGCACGGTCAAGCGGCTCAACCAGCTTGCAACGGATTTCCTTTCCTCGGGCCGGAACCTCGGTGACAATTTCGCCACCGGACTTACCGAGGTGTTGCCGCGCATCGGTGCCGCAGGCAAGGCTATTGCCGACATTCTCAAGGACTACCTCAAGACCGGAAGCCCGACCAAGCGCGGGCCAATGTCCGACCTTGACCATTGGTGGGACGGCTTTGTTCCCGCCCTTGAGGACGGGCTTGACACCCCGGCGCTCGCGTCGACTATTGCCGGCGCAAGCTCTCCCGGTGCCATGGGCTCGGGCGGCGGCGGGCGTACTCAGGTCATCAACCTCACCGTCAACGACAGCACATTTGCCGGCATGAGCCGCGAGCAGGCCGACCGCGTTGCGCGTGAGATTCAGTCGGCGCTTGACCGCCAGGTGAGGGCGTCGCTCTAGGTGGCCGAGGCGACTTACACCGTGCGGGTGGCGTGGGAACCCACGCCGAGCAACGCCTTTTTCCTTGACGGCTCGGCGCTTAACGGCACCGACCAGCTGACCAACAAGTATTCGGACTCGCTGGACGTGCTCACGTTTGACGTGTCGCGCTTTGCCGAGCCGGGGCCGGTTGGCACAAACCCCGCGGGCACCGACACCTTCGGCAGCAGCTTTGACGCCCTTTACTCAGACGTCAGCGCCGACGTGCAAGCCGTGACGGTGAGAAGGGGCAGGGATAGCAACCTAAGTGCTTTCCAAGCCGGCGAGGCGGTCATTCGGCTCAAGGACTTGGCCGGGGAGTATTCGCCGCTCAACACCTCGTCACCGCTTTACCCGAACGTTGTGCCTGGCCGCAACATTTTCGTCGAAGCCACCTTTGGCACCGTGACGTATGGGGTATTCCGCGGCTTTGTGCGGTCCATTGAGTACGACCCCGCGCCAGGTGCCCGCCACACCACCATTCACGCGCAAGACCTTTTTCTTTACCTGTCGCGCTCGCGGCCGACGATTACCAACACCGGCACGGTCACGACCGGCCAGGCAATCGGCACGGTGCTCACCGCGATTGATTGGACCGAAACCGCGTACCGCTCGCTTGGGACGGGCGACACCATAAACGCTGGCTTTGCCAACAACGCGGAGTCAACGGCGCTTGAGCTCATTGAGGGGTTTGTCGAAACCGAGAGGGGTGAGGCGTTTCACTCCAAGGACGGCGTATTTGTGTACCGAGACAGGTACGCCAGGTACAAGCGCCAAAGCGCCGGCACGCTCACCAACGTCGCCGCCGAAGCTACCGCCGCCACCGACCTCACCAACATTCGAAACCGCGCCAAGGTCGTCAAGACCGGAAGCGGGACGGCGACGTGGACCGATTACGCATCGGCCACCAATTACGGGTTCAGCGACTACCCGACGATTGACTCGCCGTATATCAACACCGCTGCGCAGGGCACCGCACTCGCGCAATGGCTTGTGGCGCAGACTAAAGACCCGAGCCCCCCGGTGAGGTCGCTGCGCTTTGTCGCCAACAAGACCGACGCGCTTATGGTGCAGGCACTAAGCCGCGACCTTGGCGACCGCATCACCGTTGCTGACACGTCAATTGGCGGCACCGCCGATTTCTACATTGAGGGCATTGACCATCAAATTAAGAACGGCGGCAAGCTGCATGAGGTTGCCTATTCACTTAGCAAGGTGCCGACCGCAGCGCCGATTATCTTTGGTACATCCACGATTTACCCCGGCAGCCGTTTTGACAGCGCCGACGTTTTCGCCTTCTAGGAGGGGGCGCTAAATGCCTAAGACCTACAACAGCATTCCCTCAGTGAATACCGGCGATGTGCTGACCGCAACGGCGTGGAACAACCAAGCCACCAACGTGAACAACTACCGCGTGCCGCCGTCCGTGCGTGCGGTTCGTACAAGTGACCTAACTGGATACACTTCGGGCGCTCCGATCACATGGCAGAGCGATTCGGCGTCTGGGGGCTATGACGAAGACGCAATGTGGGACGCTGGCGATGCCACCAAAATCTTCTTTCCCACGGCGGGCATCTACACCGTATCTTTAAAGGTGTACCTGACATGCACCGCGACCCTCACTTCCATGAATCTCGGTGCCGCCACTAACGCCCTTACAAGTGCTACGACCACTTACGTCTCGGGGCACGCGGTAGATAGCACGGTGGCCGCGTTCGGCGTGATGACCTTCACCGCGAAAGTCGCCGCTGACGACTACATGACGTTCGGCGTTTTCCCGAAGGGTGGCAGCGCGTACATCATCAACGGGGCAGCGTCTGATGCGTTCGACCAAACGAGTGTGTCGGCAACGTGGATCGGGCAGGCGTCGTAATGCCGTGGACGACCCCCGAAACCTTTACGGCAGGGCAGACGCTTACCGCTGCCAGCATGAACATCGTGAGCGGCAACCTCACGGAACTTGCGGGCATCGGTTCCGGCGCGTGGACGACGTACACGCCGACCATTGGCAACGTGACGCAGGGCAACGGGACGCGGGTTGCCAAGTACGCGCAGGCCGGTAAGTGGGTTGCGTTCTATGTTTCGTTCACCCTAGGTTCAACGTCCTCCGTTGGGGCCGCGGCAATCACCGTGTCACTCCCCGTTACCGCCGCCGCCATTGGCTCAGGTGCGTTGTGGGGGCAGGTAGTGGACACCGGGACGCAGAACTACCCGATGTTTCCCATTTGGGCCAGCACCACAAGCCTCACGCTTGCCGCCATCAACGCCGCAGGCACCTACGCGGTTGCCGCAGGGTTGGCAACGACGGTGCCATTTACATGGGGCAACACCGACGTGTTTTACGTCGGCGGACTGTACGAGGCGGCATGACCACCAGCGATGTTGACCGCTTGTATGCGGGGCTTGCTGAAGTGGCATCCGAGGTGCGCGGGTATCGCCGCGAGCTTAACGGCAAGCTCAATGACGCCAACGAGCGCATTACCGAGCTTGAGAAGGCCAACGCCAAGCGCGAGGGGCAGGACATTGGCAAGGGCACCATTGGCAAGTGGGTGCTCGGTGTCGCTGCCGTGAGCGCGTCCATTGGCTCGGTGTTCGGCGTCATCATGGCGGTGAGCCAATGAGGACGCTGCGCCTTACCTCCCCCGCCATGCGCGGCCAGGACGTGCGCGAGGTGCAGCGCCGCCTTGGCATCAAGATTGACGGCGTCTACGGCCCGGCGACGGCCGGCGCGGTCAAGGCGTGGAAATGGCGCTTTGGCTTCCACAAGAAATTTGTCAACGGCCAGGTCACCGCATCCGACTTCGCCTACCTCACCGGCAAGCGCGGCAAGACCATGCTGCAAAAGGTACGGGCCAAGCGCCGGGCAGCTGCCGCACGCAAGCGGGAGGGCAAGCAGCTTCGCGCCATGCGCGTCATGGTCGGGTGGGCCAACAAGCGCCTTGTTGAGCAGCCCGCCCATTCCAATGTCGTGCCCTACCTCGTGGCCCGCGGGCGCAAGCTCGGCGTTGCGCCTGGCTACTACCGCATGGGGTGGCCGTGGTGTGCGTATGCCGTCATGCTCGCCGCCCTTGAGGAAGGTTCCGCGACCGCCCGTGACGGGCTCGTGCGGGGCCGGTTTAACCCGCTCTACGTGCCCGAGATTGAGGCGCAGGCACGCGCCGGCCGCTACGGCATGCGGCTTGTGTCGTGGGACAACGCCAAGCCCGGTGATTTCGTCACCTTCAATTGGGACGGTGGCGTGCCCGACCATATCGGCATGCTCGTGGAGCGGTACCCCGACTCGGCCAAGTGCT